GTTGCAACATAGTTTGGCGGGGCCATTGTACGCGCAACCAGCACAGTACCACGATACACCGACAGTACACCGCGCAAACGTCTACGATCAGCTGTTGACAACAACTGACCACCATCACCCCAGCCAGCTAGTGCAGCTTCCTCAGCTTGCTGGAAAGTACAGCTCGCCTCGATCTTAACTTTACCGCCTGAGCGATTAAGTGTAATTGAGGTAAGCGGACCGAAACGATCTTCCCATTCACTTACTTGGTTATTCAAATCACCAGCTACTGCACCCCATGAGCCAGAAGCAGGCGCTTGAGTCGTAATATCAGAACCAACAGCGCCCATCGGTACAGTTACTGCGTTATCTTCAATCTTAATTGTAGATACTGCTAGATCAGCAATCTTAGCAGCAGTCACCGCTAGGTTATCGATCTTCGCTACAGTCACCGACAAGTCTTTAATGTGGGCAGTACCAATAGAAGCTTTTGCAATAAACGTCTGACGCATGTATACGCCGACTTCTGGATAAGTATTACCGTCAATTACTTGGTTAGCAGAAGTTACAACCACGAACGGTCTATACGTTGTTGTACCGCTTCCTACTTTACCAACTGAGAAAAAGTCAGCGTTAACTGTGAACGCAGAAGTCGGCACACCGTTGTTCATAGTAGAGATTAAGCCATAACCAGCGATGTAGCCGTTGTTGTCAATCTTCACAGTGTACTTAGCGTTAATGCCGTCAATTGATGTAGCGTTAGTTGCGATTGAAGTTGTATGATTGCCCACAGTGGTCGTTAGTGTGGTCAATTGGCTCGCATGGCTAGATACTGTACCTTCAACACTAGATGTACGTGCTTCGAGTAAAGTAGTCGCAGCTGCGTTAGCTGTACCTAAATCAAGCGCTTCTGCGTCTTCAAGAATTAAGTAATCAAGCTCTACTATACCAGCCGCTGCTTGATAGTTAGCTAAGAACATAGGTGTAATGAACGCAGTTTGTTTAGCTACAGTACGCGGCGAAGCAGTTGTACCACTTCCGCCAGCAGCTCCCGTAGAGCGTCCTTTAATTACCCAGCTTAATTCTTGCCATACACCGTTCGCAGGTGAGTTAGCTGATAATGTGTAGTTCGATGAACCCATGTCAGCAGCGCTGGTGTTACCTGTTGTGATGTACGCTGACTTATCGAAGTTCTTTTGCGATACGCCGACATAGATAGTACCAGTGCCTGACTTACGGCGGAAGCGCACACGTAAGCGATAAGATTTAGATTCGTCAAACGGCATCCAATTGTTCGCGTGCATCCAAACAACATCATTACCGCTGTTATTACCAAGCTGAATTACACGTCCGTTTTTACCTGTAGCTTCTGCGATAGTCGTGTATTCACCAAAACTTAAGTTTGACGGGAACACCCATTCTGATGATGTAGAGCCGCCAGACATGCTGATGATAGATGCTGAGTTGCTAATAGAGCTGTTCAGTGAGGTCACAGCTTGCGTCAAGGTAGTTATTGTGCCTTCCGCAGTGTCTACTCGGCTGATCAGTGTATTAAGTGCTTGTGCATCAGCTTTAGTCGCTAAGCTGCCGTTAATCGTAGTCACGCTGTTATTTAACGACGTGATTTGCGAAGTATGAGTAGCGATTGTACCTTCTGCGGTTGTCACTCGGTTAGCAAGAGAAGTCAGCGCACTAGCATCAGCTTTTGTGTTCAGCGTTCCGTTGATCGTCGTTATACTATTTTGTAAATTAGTAATAGACGAGCTGTGCGAACTGATTGTACCTTCCGCAGTTGTTACACGGTTAGCCAGCGAAGTTAATGCACTTGCGTCAGCTTTAGTACTTAACGTCCCGTTGATTGTATTAATACTGTTTTGCAAGTTAGTGATCGATTGACCTTGACTTGTGACAGTGTTGTTGATCGTAGTAACAGTGCTATCAAGCGTAGTGATTGCACTTGCGTTAGCTTGAATCTCAGTAGCGATATCAAGACGCGTCGGCTCGATAATATTGCTAATGCCGCTAGACGCTAGGTCAGCCTCTTGAATAAAGCTCGCTGACCATCCAGTAATCCAGTCATCAGGTGGAGTAGTGTAACCTATCTCGGCGTCAAGGTTGAATTTAGGATATTGCCAATATCCATTAGGAGCCTGAGACGTCAAGATCAGAACAACAGTGCTGTTACGAATACCCATACGGACGCGCATTGGTAATGTGCCTGAGTTCACCACGCCGTGATTGATCAGTGATGTACCAGTGTAGGCATAACCACCAACATTCAAGTTAATGTCGGCTTTACCAGCTAAGTAGTTATAACCAGTAATTGCCAGTCTAAACATTTTACTTGTGAAAGTAATTGGCGTTTGAATGACAATGTTGCCTGTTAAGTTAGCACCGCTTTGCTGCCACACTAACGCACTACGGAACATTTTAATCGTACCTGTACCACCTTGAATTTTAGGTAATGCAGCGTTCGCAACGTTAGTCGTAGTTGTCAGTGAGTTCTGTAAGCTAGTGATAGAACTTGATTGAGACGTTAATGTATTCTCAGTAACAGTTACTCGGTTCGCCAGCGTAGTCACTGCTGAGGCATCAGCCTTAGATGCCAGTGTACCGTTAATGCTTGTTACGCTATTCTGTAGGCTAGTAATAGCGCTACTATTTGACGCAATCGTATTCTCAGCGTTAGTCACACGACTCGCAAGTGTAGTCACAGCAGACGAGTCAGCTTTTTGCGATAACGTGCCGTTTATCGTAGCAAGGTTATTCTGCAAGTTAGTGATTGCAGTACCTTGGCTGATAATTGTACCGCCCTGCTGAGTAACAGTGTTAGACAATGATTGCAGCGCTTCGGCAGTAGCGATAGTACTATCTACATCCGACGCATTCGTCATGGCTTCGACTTTGAACGCTTGTAAATGCGAGTAACCCGCAGTCTGGTTAGTGTTCAGCGAGAAGCCTAAGCGAATTTTCGGATAAGTAGCCGCTTGAGCGCGCTGATCGATAATTTGCGTAACCTTGGTCCAGTTAGCGTTACGCGGTATAGTTCCCGCTGGAATCTCCTGTAGCGCAATCTCAGCCCAAGGCCATGTATTGTCAGCTTTGCCGCGCAAGATACCTAGATAATCTTTACCTGTGCCCTCAGACGAAACACGCGCCCAAAACGTCACTTTGTAGGCACGATCATTAGGCAGTGGCGTTCTGTTGTATACCATTGCTTGCGTCTGACCTACACCTACAGCAAACATGGTCGGGCCAGTACGTCCGCCTGTTAAGCTTACAAAGCGTGAAGCTGGAATAGCAGCGCCGCCTGAGCCTTCCCATTCATCAGGGTTCGCTAAGTCATAGTCAGGTATTAACGATTCGCTGTTGATAGATGAATCGATATGGTTACTCAGCTTAGTTACGCTGTTTGATACTGATGTAAAATTGTTCTCAGTGTTAGTAACGCGGTTTTCTAGCAACGTCAACGCCGAAGCACTTGCCTTGGTAGCCAGTGTTCCATTAATCGTAGTGATATCATTTTGTAGGCTGGTAATAGCTGTACTTTGCGTACTGTTGACACCTTCAATCGAAGTGACTCTGTTTTCAAGCGTAGTCACTGCTGATGCGCTTGCTTTAGTTGCCAGCGTACCATTGATTGTTGTGATATCATTTTGCAGCGAAGTGATTGAGTTACTTAAGCTAGTGATCGAGTTACCTTGTTGAGTAACTGTGTTGCTCAGCGTAGTAATTGCGTTTGCGTTCGCAGTGATATTGTCGCGGAAAGCTTTAGGTATAGTGTCATTAACAGTCGTTACATCCCAAGCTTCATACGAGGCTAAGATAGTATCGATTGGAGCTTCTGGCGTGCCCACAGTAGCATTAGCGTTAGCCAAAATTCTGAAATGGCCTTGAACGGTAGCTGTAGCATCAGGTCCGCCGACAATAACTGAATAGTAAGTCTCAAACTTGCCAGTCCCGTTAACGTCGCCAAAGATTTTCCAGTATCCGCCTGTGCCTGTAGAGTTACCGAAAGCAGCTAAGCGATAGCCGACAGGTATCTTAATAATCTGCTTAAGCAAGATAATCTTATTCGCACCGAAAGTCAGCGTAGGTGAGTTAGGATACCAGCCAGAACCTGAGTTCGCAGATGTGTAGCGAAGAAGCATTTCATGCGTACTTGCTGTCGGGTTATCAGCTGACTTGACTTGACGCGCGAAGGTTGTGCCACTTGTAGGCGTGTAAATTACAAGTCCACCGACACCAGCTGCGAACATTGGGTCATCACGTAACGGCTTGCCTTGCGACTGTAAACGGGTCAACGTATTCACATCAGCAATTGTGTTATTCGTCACAGTCAAGCTGTTGTTAAGTGTGGTTACTTGTGTACCTAATGACGAGATACCTGACTCAGTAGCTACTACGCGAGTCGTCAAAGCAGTAACTGCGCTTGCATCAGCTTTAGTATTAAGCGTATTGTTAATTGTGTTTACGCTGTTCTGTAAGCTGGTAATCGCAGTACCTTGCGACGTTATATTACCTTCTGCTGTTGTTACGCGGTTAGTTAAGCTGGTCAATGCAGCAGCATCAGCTTTAGTCGTTAACGTATTGTTGATAGTCGTAACGCTGTTATTAAGCGCTGTAATTGCTTGACCTTGACTGGTTAACGTACCTTCGGCTGTTGTAACTCGGTTAGTAAGTGCAGTAACTGCTGACGCGTCTGCTTTACCTGATAGCGTACTATTAATCGACGTAACGCTGTTTTGCAATGACGTAATAGATTGGCCTTGGCTGGTCAATGTATTGTTAATTGTCACTACTTGCGAATTTAGCGTAGTGATAGCTGTAGCGCTGGCATCAAGTGAGTCCTGAATAGCGCCAAGATCAGGCGACCCAGCTACCCACATTGAAGCCGCTTTGTCGTCGCCTATGACTTCCTCAAGCATGAGCATATCAAACAGGCCGCGCGCACCAGCTACGCTGAATGTACCATTCACCTGCATTAATACTGACGCAGCAAAAGCATCAGCTGGTGCGTTTATTGATCTGAATGAAACTACTTCACCTGCGGTGGTTGGAGTAACGCGAATGTTGTTTGTCGCTTGGTTTTGAAGAGACGATGTACCAACGCTGATTGATCCATCAGCTAGGCGACGGAACCAATATATCGTACAGTACACGTCAAGCGCTTTCGCTGCATCTAAACTCTTAGTGTACATGCTGAGCATGTATTTCTTACCACCGCGCACAGTAGCGGCGGCTGTTGACATAGGGTTAGTTGTAGCCGATGAGCCGAAATATACTGTCGCTGTCGTAGTATTGAAAGTAATATCGTAAGCCTTGCCCTTTACTCGCATAGGAGAGGCCACTAGCGCAATAGTTCGTCCAGCCCCTAAGATATTAGGCGAAACTACTTGAGGGTCCGAAAACGGCGCAATTATCGCATTCTTGCCCTTGCCTGTACTGAGGTCTGCGCGAAGGGTAATGATGTTTGCCGCATTCGCATTGCCCAGCTCAGTAGCTGTAGTTGCTTGTTGCTTAGCATCAGCCGCCAGTGATTGAGCAGCAGTAGTCGCAGTCTCATTCGCAGTCAAACGCGTATTTAATGAAGTTAATTGCGTAGCGTGACTTGACAGCGTAGTCGCTTGCGTAGTAACCTGTTGTTGAACAGCAGCTATCGAAGCATCAGTGCTTGACTTGTTAGTTGTAATTAACGTGTTCAGTGCGTCATCAGCAGACTTACGTTGACTCGTTTCAGTCGTGATACCGTCTTGTAACGTTGCTACAGCAGCAATACGAGCATTAGCTTCGGTTGTGTCAGCTTGGATGCGAGCATTAGTCTCAGTGACTATGTCAGCAGCAGCTTTGTTCGCTTTTGTTTGAGCGTCCGTAGCTGTAGCCTGCGCTGCGTTAGCTGTAGTCTGAGCAGACTGTGCAGCAGTAGCGGCTGAGTTAGCTGTGTTGTACGCAGTTTGTGCGTCTACGCGAGCTTGGTCTGCCTGTGCCTTAGCCGCGTCCGCAGCAACTTGCGCAGCATCAGCATCAGCTTGAGCAGCTGCTGCCTCTTGTTTAGCTGTACCAGCCAGCTGTTCAGTAGTAGTGATCTTTTCACGTAAAGCTTCATCAAGTTCAATAATACCGATATTGCCTTCGATTAAGTCCATGATCAGATCAGGGTTGTCATTGACCGTAGCAGCTACCCAGTTAGTATACTGACCTGTTACACCGTACTTATCGATAATCGCAGCTTTAAACCAAGCTTTCGTATTCGATGGGACGTTGTTTTCAGTGAACGTATTTGTAGGGTACGCTACATCTACAATTTCAACCGCTACAGCTGGGTTCGCAATTGGGTCTGACACAGCTTTAAGAATACGTACGCCTCGGCTGTCCTCTGTGTGGGCAGGATAAACCCAGTCGTGCTGAAAACCTAAGAGGATACCGACAACGCCGTACACTTGTAAGCGAGGCGGAGGCAGTGTTTTACCAGCTACGTTAAGCGGCTGAGAATAAGCGTATTGTGATGCGTTACCAAGTGAATCGTATGCAGCTACGCGGAAAGTATATATTCCGTTGTACATATTTTCTAGCTCGATAGCTAGTGACGCTGTTCTGCCCACAATGTGCCATTCGTTGCCGTCTTTCTGCATTTCGACTTGATAGGTGACAGCGTTTTGCGCTTGGGTCCAGCTGACTGAGATGCCTGTAACGTTTATATCTTGAACGATCTTAGTTGAGTAGCTTGCAAGGACCTGTGACGGTGCTTTGAGCATTTTGTTCTCAATAATACTGATCGGCGGTGTTACGATACGCGCGTCACCGTCAATCGCTGCGTACTTAGACTCTAAATACTGCATACCTGTAATCGAGTATGTCATATCTTTAGAGTTAAACTGCAAGTCAGTAATATAGAACGTTTGCGGCATTACTTGCGATGAAAGCAAGGTCCACTGTAAGTCTTCACCTGTAGTAGCTGGCGGAGCATATTGTAGATAAACTGTACGCTTATCTTGCTGAATAGACGTGATGCGTATTGGCGCAGTCGTCATGTCTTCGCGGTTCAATACAAGCTGAATAGACGTATCAGTAACTGCACCGACTGGGAACGGTAAATCACGATCAAGTGTTACTTGCTGGCCTGCAATGGCAACGACACGACCACCGATTACACGTCCAGCGATGTACTCATCAGCAAAATAGAATACGTCGTTAAGCTTAGGTAACGCACCTTCCATGCCTGTTGTGAAAGATACAATACTTTGCTCATTGACTTCTGATACTAGAATGTGCTTAGCGATACGCTGTGCTTGACCTTCTGACGTACAGCCTAACGCTGTGAAGTTCATATCTACTACGCGGTCACGCTTGAGAATATTCTGAGTATCACGACGAGACGCAATCTTAGATGCGAACTTATTATCTTTATCGTAGTATTGAACGTTAACTAAGTTATGTTGTGCGCCACTGTCAACAGACGAGTAAACAATCTCTTTGACGTTAGCTGAGGTAAATGTCATCACTGGCGTACGCGGTACGTCTGCGACTGGACGAATCTTGCTGCCGTCCCAAACAGTTTTACTGCGGAACATAGCGGCTAAGTCTTTTAACACTTTAAACGCGTCTTCGGACTTCTGTAAGTATAAGTTGTTACACGTGAAGCGCGGTTCTTTGCCGCCTTTACCGTCATCGACAAGCTGGTCACAGTAACGTGCTAAGCCGTACAGTTCCCATTTGTCAACCATGTCAAGAGTGATGCGATTACCAGTACCGTAGCGCTTACTGATAATTAAATCCATCCATACCCACACTGGGTTATCGGTGTAACTTCGCTTCCACGTTCCGTCCCAAACGCCGTTTGTCGTACCCGTGCCTGTAGTGCCGTATACGCGGTTTTGTGCGCTGTAGTTAGCTGGGACTAGAATGTCTGCTTTACCGAATATGCGTACTTCTAGTTTAGGAATATTACTAAACTGTTCTGCGCTGTACTCTAAGTACAATAACGCTGTACGAGGATAGCGGAGCTGAACGTCTGTGACTTCGACAATAGAGTCTAAGATAAGCTTGTTTGCGCTGAACTCATTTACCTGTTCTGAGTTAATACGCGATACGCGGACAGTGTGATTAGTACCTTTCGGAACAACTACGTTATACGTCTGCGACCAGCCGTTTAGAATCTTTTCATTAATCTCGTATGTACCTGCTGGCGAGAATGACGCGCCGTCAGTCGATACTTCGATCTTGAACTGAATTAAACCTTTATTTGAATCGCCGTCTGCGTTACCTTGCCACAGCTGAGGTACACTGACTCGTATGTCGTATGATGTTGTTTCAGCACGTGTGAATGAGCGAGACACTGGCGCTGATAATTTAACTTCTACGTTTACGCTGTTCTCTACCGTTACTGCTGGCAATCCTGACATAACTGTCTGATCGACAGTACCTGCACGAAAGTCAACTTTGACGTCAAGTAAGCGCTCGCCTTCCTCAGACATGATAGGCGTACCATCTAAGAAAATACGCTTGAGCATATCTGTCTCAGTTGCGCCTGTCCAAAGACGGAAGCCTGCGATTTCACCTTCACTTAAGCCGTATGTAATTTTCATACGCTGTTTAGTTGTTGACGTGACTGCTGCTCGATACGGCTGCTTTTGCTTGTTACCTGCTTTCGCGCCTTCTACTGTTAAATTCTTGTCCTTATTGCGCATATACAGTAACCTCAGTTGTGATACGCCACGCTACTACGAACCCGCCTACCCAACACTCGCCGTAAGCAACTGGAACACAGTTACCTTGCTCAGTTGTAGTGACGGCTCCCCCGAACCCATACGACGATCTGTTACCTTCTTCATCAGCAGTCTGCATGTTCATCTTAGGCATCATCATTTGCCCGACACCAGACATAGCAATAGCACCGCCTAGACCAGCTACCATAAGCTGCGTACCAGCCACCCAGCCTGCGGGGTTCCACCACGCTACGATGATGATAGCGATACCCGCAATCGCCATCCAAAGCCCGTTACCGCCGCCACTGCCCTGTACGTGTAGTGCCATGCGAACGACTGTCATAGGCTTGTGTGTTTCTAAGTGAAGTGTCTCAGCGTGCTGTACTGGTATTTCGCTTTCGTCGAGCCAGACGTGGAAATGATTGAGACGTACAAACGCATCGAAGCCGTCTAGCATTTGAGTCAGTGCGTAGACGGCTTCGCTCGGTGATTTAGCATCTAGGACGAACTCTTGCCCGAAGCGTTCGCCTAGTACTTCATGTAATATGACTTTAATCATAGGAGCTGCCTGTGCCGTAAGAAGTAAGCAACAGTTGCAAGGCGTTCTTCGCCTAAAATGCAAATGGTACTTAAGCTATTATACGGATGGTGCAGAAAAAGTCGAGTGCCGATAGTAGGTTGAATCTCTTCACTGATGAAGTTTGCTTCACTGCCTAAATAGATCAAAGCATGGTTTACGTGTTGCGTCTGGCCCCAGTAACAAAGCATCACGTCGTGCTTACGTACTTGATGCGGTTCTATCTGATGAAAGCCAGCTTGTTTAAAATTTTCAGCGTAAAGTGATGGACCGTCCGCGTTTTCCCACCATCTATCTTCACGGTCAAAGTCTGGCAAAATAATACCGCATTCACGTTGATAATAGTCGCGTACAATCGTATAGCAGTCTTGTTTTCCGTGTACGTAGTTACGACCTACCAGCGGCTCAGTCGTCGGCTGCCACGTCTCAACCGTCTTTGATTCGCAGCCGACAATGATGTATGGTTTATTTTGTAGATTCATTTCGACGATATCCTCTGGCGAAGGCTGAGACGAGCCGTTAGGATGTGAGTGTACGTACGCTAAGATAGAGTGACCAGCTATGGAAAAGCCAGCCACTGTCTTAGCATCAATGCGAAACCAGTTTTTAGGGTCAGGGTGAACGTTAGGACATTCTTTGAAAGTAGGTACGCCAGTGTCCTTATCAGCGTATAATACGCCGCACATTTCATAAGGCTTACTTTTAATACCTATCTCAAGTAAACGCCAGCTTAGTTCGTCAGTTAGTAGTTCCATAGTTAGTTCCGCATGTAATTAATTAAAAAGCCGCCAAACGGCAACGGCGTACCTTTACCGAAGCGCAGCGTGCAATCTGAGCACAATCCGCCGCAGTCGTCAAGTGCCAAGCTTGCAACTGGATTGCCTTTAGCATCAAAATATTTAGTACCAGTATACCCACAATCTTCGCCTCGGTACTGACCTCTCTTGGCCCATGTGCAGATATCGTCGATTATTCGTGTGGGAATGGTTTGCTTCTTGTGGTTCGCTGGCATATCAAGCGCAAACTCGATGTAGTCAGCTGTCTCAAGCGTCTTTTGTGTCACCCACCAAAGCTGTGTCATGTACTGCTGAGTATTTGCCTCGTAAGCTTCAACTGTAGTCATGTAGATAGTCAGCTTAGCATCGACTAGATTGTTATACATGCGGCACAGTACACCTAACGCAGCGTCTTGCTCACCGATACGATTAGATACAGTCATTGTCGGACTGTTTACACTACCGTCACCGCTTAGTTGCATACCGTCAGTTTTAATGCCGACAAACGTGTACTCTTGGCCTAGCCAGTTCATAGTTAAGCCGTACTGTACGACATTGTTTGCGTCAATCGTTTCGACAGGCCCGTTGCAGTGGAAAAGCAGCGGAGTATTGACGTTAGGTATTTCAAGTTTGTAAAAATACAGAATGCGGTCTACGTCAAGCATCTGTATACGTTTAGCAATATTAGTCGCCATATCACAGCCCTACGTATTCATAAAAGTTCGCAGTAATGCGCCATTTAAGGCCGCCTTCATGTACCAGCTGAAACCCATCACTTATCTTATACAAGCGTGCTGGTTCTTGCGGCATGAAGCGAAAGTAGAATGGCGCATTGATATTGTTGTTAAAAAACGTCTCAACGTCCGTACATTCAGTGTATGAGCCAGTAAACGAGAACGCAACAGCTTTTGTAGTCTTTTTAAGCCCTACAATAACTTCCTGCTTATACCCGTCTACAAACTCAGTGACTGTACCTCGTTTTTGTGTGTCCCTTGACCCGCCACGGTCAGGGACTACGTCTAGCGTAGCCCGTACCACTGCCATTTTTATACCCCGTAAGCTGATTTACCTTGTTGCATAGATTGTTTAACCGCACGATTAGCGCGCGAATCAATGAAGCGTACTAATTCATCAGTGAATTGTGTATCATCGCCACTTTGCTGACGTTGCCCGTCACCAGTGTATGTTACCTGAACATGTACACTATTGTCGATATATGTAGCACCTACTGAATAGCCTTGGTTCATCGCATGAAGCATCGGGCCGTTACGATCAACAGCGCCCTTATTCATGATCATTTCACCGCGGCTACCCATAAACAACGTAGAGTCGCTACGGCTAGTTCCCATGCCGCCCAATACACCGCCGCCTTGGAATTTGCCGATGCTGCCAGCAGCCAGCGCCATAATACCAGCAACAGCCATCATAGCCATTGTCATACCAGTCATACCAGCAGCTGCCGCACCACCAGCAGTTGCAACAGACGTTGCCATAGCAGCAGGCGCAGCCGTAGCAGCAATTGTACTGTTAGCAGCTACTTGAGCAGTAGTCGTGCTTGCAATAGCAGCTTTACTAGCCGCAGCTTGCATAGCCTGACTAATAGCCCATTGTACGCCCATCTTAATAACAGCGTTCAGTAATTCTTTACCAACTTGGTTGATAATATCAGCTAACGCATAGCGCATTACTTCTAGTGTAGATACTGGACGGCCTAACGACTCAGCTACTTGTTCGCTGTAAGCATCAAAATTCGTAATCATGTCAGTTAATGTACTTGACACATTATTTAATGCGTTATTTAGCGTAGAATCAATAGCATCAGCCATTGCTTGCCCCAGCTGTGGCATTTCAGAAACAAACTGATAGAACCCGCGTCGGATAGGCTCAAATGGGTCTTGAGCACTAAGGCCGAACTTAAGTTCATTCAATCTACCTTGTTCTGCTTGAAGTCCAGCGAGTGAGCGTTGGTACATGCCCACACTAATCGCGCCTGCTTGGTAGGTCGCATTAAGGGCCGCTACATCCGCTTGGGTCTGCAAAAATGCGTCGCTGACTTCTGCATTAAGGTTCTGTAGCGATTCCTGTACTCTTTCGTATTGCAGCGTTTCAGCCGTAAGCTTACGTATAGCGTCAGCATCAGCGTCAGTGAAAGGAAATGCACTACCGCGCGCTTTTTCTCTTGCGTCATAAACAGCTTCCTCAATCTTGTATGCATCACCTAGATAGCTTCCGAGAGCTTTGACCTTCTCAAGCGCCTTAGCGTACTCGTACGTATTGTCAGCAACTTGTTTGTACTTATCGATAGCCTCAGCTGCAAAACTGTCAGCCATTGGTTGAGTGATTACGCCGTCAGCCAATAACGATTTAATAGCGCGGTTAGCTACTTTAACAGCTCGCGGCGCTTCATTGAGACGTTCGTAGTAGTCATTCATCGCTTCGCCGACACGTTCAGCAGTGATGCGTTTCTGTACTAAGACGTCAAGACTAGCGCGCTCTTCTTGTGTAAGCAGCTTAAGGTTCTTTTCTTTAAGCTTGTTGTTTAAGTCTTCAATGACAGACAAGCGTTCACGTTCATCGCCGAGGCGTCTAGCGACTTCAATGGCTGACGTCTCTTTGTTGATAACTTTTTCAAGGATATCTGAGCGTTTCTCAGCATCAGTTTTCTTGTTCTTGCCTTTTCCGTCTTTGTCGCCTTTACCGCCAGCCATAGCCCCAGCCGCTGTACGTGGTATCGGCGGATTAGTCTTGTTAGCAGCATCGCGCGCAGCTTTAACTTTAGCAATCTGAGTCTGGAAGTCTTCAACAAAGTTATTCATAGCGTTACGTGCTACGTCTACTTCATCGCTAACGCCTTTACCAAACGCTACGTAAGCATTTGCACCGCCAAGAATCGCTGCTCCAATATTTTCTTTAGCAGAACCCCCGTTAAATACACTGAACGCAGACGCCAAGTTATATAGCGCGTTCATCATGTTATAAACGCCTTCTATTGCGCGGAACGCAGCAAGCGCTTCGGTAGCGACAGCATCAAACGCAGTAGCTGCGCCTTTAGCAATCATACCGAACATGATAAGCATTTTTTCGCCAGTGGTTTTCGAGCTTACATCGATACCATCGAACAAGCCGAAGAACAAGTCAGCAATGAACTCGCCAGCTTCCTTCGCATACATCCAGATCGTTTGAAAAGCCGCTACTACCGCATCGCGCATAGTGTAGCCTTTCTCAGCATTGATAATTAATTGGTCGCCAAACGCATACGCAGCCGCAGCCGCAACAGTAAGCACCATTAAAACGTTACCAAAACTAAACACGCTAAGCATAGCTAAGCCAGCACGTTGAGCAACACTAGCTAAAGCCAGCGTACCTGCTGCCAGTCTAGCTATTGACAATTGCAGCATAATTGCTCTAGTATTAGCTGAGGTAAACGCAGTAACCATACTTACGCCAGCGCCAGCAGCGTTACGGCCTAAATTGAACATTGCAACCGCAGCAACCGTAAGAGGACTTCTCATGGCTCCAATCGAAATTGCAGTACGAGCAACAAAGCCGCTGAATACGCCCAGTGCAGATATCGCTTGTGCTCCAATAAATGTCGCAATGATTGGGCTTAATGATAAGAACACAAATAACAGCGTGTCTAGGTGGTTACTCAGTCCGATGATAGCTGCCGAGAACGCAGCTGTAATTCCTAGCTGCTCGTCGATACGTCCAAAGAATACAGTAACGTTGTTGCGTAATACAGTAAATGACTCAGCAATGGTAGGACGTAATTTAGCGAACGCTTTATTAATGGCATCAGTAGATTTAATCCAAGCGTCAGCCATAACTTGCGCAGTGATTTTACCTTCTGGCGCTAATTTAAGTAATTCGCCTCGCGTAACTTTTAACTGCTTAGCTAATGCGTCAGCTAGAATAGGCGAGTTCTCCATCATTGATCGGAACTCGTCACCGTCTAATTTACCTTTGTTGAATGCTTGCGATAATTGCAGCATTGCACTAGCCGCTTCACCAGCAGACGCACCGCCCAGCTTTAACGCTTTAGCGACGTTTGACGTCAGCGTCATTGTGTCCTCTTGCGAGCGACCAATCTGTTGCATAGCTAAGTCAAAACGTACAAATGTCTTAGCAGTCTCTTCAATAGGCTGGCGTGAATTGTTCGCAATCTTGAGCATTTCGTCAGTAAGCTGGTTAACACGTCCTTGCGTATCAGCTACGACACTAAGTCTGTTCTGTAAGCGAGTGTATGCATCAGCAGCTTGTACAATAGCGCCAGCCGTTAGCGTAGCTCCACCTAATGCCCACAATACCTTCGCCCATCGTAAGCCGTCGGACCGCAAGAAGCTGACTGATTTGTCGAGACGCTGCATTGCTGTGGATGTATTGTTCGCGCTGGCGGTCCATTTGTTCTGTGCTGCCGAAGCTCGGTTCATATTGTCAGCTACTGCTGAGAACTTAGCTGGCTTGACAGCGTCAAATAGATCATCGTACAGCTTCTGTTGTTCGCGCAGCTTAGCGGCTGACGTCGGCTTGATGACCCCGCTCATCGCATCTACGACAGCTCTAGTATCTTGCTTAGGCGGCTTAGTTGTGATGTTATGTGCGCCGAACAGCTTATCATACTCAGCTTGCGTACGCTTCATAGCAGCTGCTGAGGTCGGTTTTGTTACACCCAGCACTGAATTAAAGTCAACGTCACGTTTCTGCTTTTCAATCATTTTGACGATAGCAGCAGCTTGTTGTTCACGCGCCTTAAATCCAGTCTCAAACGCAGCAGTAATCTCTTTGCGTTGTTTCTCAAGCTCCTTTTGCTTAGTTACAAACGCAGACTCGACCCGCTTAGACATTTGAGCAGCGGCTGAGTTATTACCAGTGGGCATAACTGACGCCATAGCACTGACAGCACCAGAAGCAGCACCGCCGACAGCTAGGCCGCCCATTACTTTATTTACACTTTTTAAATTACGGTTTAAAGCTGCCGCAGCGTTCGCCATACCGCGCAGCTTTGTTTCTATGGACGCGTCAATTTGGTCCTGTACATTAATATCAATTGCCATTCGACAGCTCTCTTAACAAGTGGTCAGCGTAGTTCTGCGCATCTTCAACAATCCTATCGACGTAACCCGCGTAAGCTTGCTGTGACTTGCCTTGGTTCAATTCTACAATATAATCAAGGTTGTTACTAATGCTTAATGCCATACCGTATTTTTTGCGCGCTATTTGCGTTTTAGCGGCCCCTAAAGCGGTTGAGGTAGATAACCCCTTGGTGGACCCATCAACCCCGCTAAAATAAGCAGGCAGCGTGCCTGAGATTTTGAAATTGACATTAACTCGCCAGTTGGATAAGGCTTGTGATGTATCGACAGGTGTTTCGTAGATAAGACGCTGAGTAGCGTACTCTGTGACTTGTTTGCTGATCTGGTTGACGTCGTCTGGTAGACTTTTGGCGGCGGCGCGTAACGCCCTTACTAGGGCGTCAAGCGTTTTTGCGGTTTTGATTTCTTTTAGACTCATTGCTGACATGCTCCACGAAGATCGGGTCAAGTCGCTCTACGACTCGGTGCAGAAAATACTTACTCATTGTATCAAGTTCTGTAAGTGCTGCATACTGTTCTACATGGAGCCAAGATATTACGCTTACGCCGAAACCAGTCTGTCTAGTAGTACTCAGTCTGAAATATGCGTCGTAGTAAAAATCTAAGCCAGCTTTGAGGATTGGTCTTTGCGGTATAGCTTCTAAGCCTTCGACCTGCCCCGCAGCTTCAAGCTGACGCCTGAACGAATCAGGCATATCAGTGTCCTTAAATGCTAAGCTGAAAGCGAGGCAGTCTGCGAGTTTTTTAAGCTTTCCTCTTCATTAAAGCTGCCCACATAGTTTTTAGGGTTGAGCGCAAATTGAGTAAGCTGCTCGAACAGCTCTGGCAGCTCAGTGCGGATAAGGTGCGCGTTGTCTACGCTGTACGCAAACGGCTCACCGTTCATTTCAAGATTATTCCAGCCTGTAATTAATACATCAGCCATAGTCTCAGCGCCGAGCTTATTTAAAAACTCAGTGTGAGCTTCTTTGTTGTCTTTTAAGCGCTCAAGCTCCGCTTGGTGAAACTCAGCTTTAGCTTGCCCAGCTTTTTTAAATACTGGGTTACTTTCGTGCATACGAGCAACTTTAATCCATACATCGTTTGCTTTGTCAAGGTAAAATTTAGCACCGCTTACGATACGGTCTTCATCACGTCGAAACTGCTTAAAAATATCCATGTGTCACCTGTGTAGTGGTTAGTGAAAAACAGACGCCGAAGCGCCTGTTTGTAGTATATAGAACAATATTAGCAATTACAACCCGTCTTACCAGCAGGCATAGCTTTAGCAGGCAAGTAGTTGAAGTTGGTATAACTGAGCGTATATCCAAACTTAGCAGAACCGAACGCAGCTTGATCTAGGTCGATAGTCACTGATTGGCCTTTCTCAAGGTTCAACGCACCGTTACCTAGTGTCATTTCAGGAATGTCAAGTACAAAGCCTGAGTTACCACGCGCAGCAATTAAGTCCATGCCGACAGTACAGTTACAGCGAATAGCTTCTAGCGCAGCAGTACTTACAAAGTAAGCAGTAACTGAGCCTGTTGCCTCGAAGTCACCAGCAGCAGCACCAACAGAACCAAGTACGCCTTGCGCAGACTCCATAGTTAAGTTGTTGTTTACGTTAATCGTACCGTTCTTCAAGAACCCGTGAATAGCAGCAGGGTTAGCTAGGCCAGCTTTCTGCACAGCGAAACGCTGACGCACAATATCAGTCACAGTACTAATAGCTGAGCCTGAAAACTCAGGGTAATTAGTAGCGAACTGCGCAGCGTGCTCAGCGTCAGTGTAAGTCTGCGAGTAACCATCCATACAGTTGTACGTGAAGTCACAAGTAACAAAGCTCTTTTCGTCAAGGTTGATAGCCATTTCGCTAGGAATACAGCCAGTGTATAACTCACGAATATGTTTACCGTCGTCACCTTTACCGAAGTAGCGAGCATGACTGAATGAGATTGTCGTATCACCGTCAGTTACGAACGAACCGATAAACAGCTCTACGTTAGTCGCAGTCACAGCTGATGTACCGATAGCGCGTGTTGTAGTATCAAACGTCAACACTAAGCCAGCGATAGCAGAAATACGCGCATAGAATGGCTCAGTCGAAGCAAAGAATGCGTTGTCACCTCCTACATGCACCCATTGCCCTACGCGTAGACCGAGCGTGGACCAGTTTGTAGTTGTCGCTGTGAGTGTCACTTTATCAGTAGCACCTTGAAGCGATAACGACTCAGTAAATACTTTACCAACTTTAATTAAACGAGCATCGTTAGGTAGTGCAGTCGATAAGTCAAGTGCAGTACCAGCATTGAGCGGCGCAACAGGCACAGCTGTAGTTACAGCACCAGTTACTTTAAGCGGTACACGATCATTTGCGCCATCTTGTAAGATAACGATATCGTCAGCAGCTACTTTACCGACTAGCGTAGATGCAGCAGTAATAGTGCCAGCAGCTTTCGCAGTGATAGCTACCGCAGCTGTAGACACAGCAACTGAGCCGTCTAAAATAGAACGAGTCGTGTACTGCTCAGTCGGAGGGTTAAATAAGAACGCACATACTTGCGCGAATACGTTATCTCCCGTATTATCGATGTTATACCCGAAATTGATAGTTTTATCAGTCTGAGTACCTTTCTTTAAGCGTCGGTTTGAAGTCATAACAGAACGCGCTTGCGAGTCGTAAGCTACGCTCGCGTCACTGTATGAGTTCAAGTCAAGTGGACGCCATTTTGCAACACCGCCAGCAGGCAGCGTGCCGACAACCTTTTCAGGCGTCACGTCAGTTCGCGTGATGCGACTTTCGATACGGTCTGGCATTCGTCATAACCTCACAATATAGTTAAAATCAATTACGACGACAAACTTGACGCCGCTTGCTGTATCATACTTATTAGACGAGGCCGAATCAACTGTTATATCGCAAGCTGAAAACGACGTAGCACTAAAATAGTGTGTGATTTCAGTAGCTATGTCACGACACTGCTCAACCTCGCCTTTTGGATAATTTAACTCCATAATCACTGACGCTATTTGACGGAACTTGCCGCCGCCGACTGACTTAGGTTCAAGTAGCGTATCAAACTGATTAATCAGCGCGTACTTACTTGGCAACACTGTTCCTTCTGGCTGTACATCAGTAAAGTATATTTTATCAAATCGTCCGTTAACTAAATTATACGCAGCTGACTGCATACAATCGTAGACTTGTTTTGCTTTTATAAGACTAGAGCTGCCCACAATATCGCCCCTGAGCCGTCGGGGTCCAGCTTCTTAAGTTTTTGTACAGTGACAGCGTTCACCCCGTATTTGATCTTGTCACCGATTTCGATGCTCAGCGTAGGCTTAGGAGCCACCATAATAATACGCACGTCACCAGATATGTTATGATCAACGAACGTATGCCCGTCATCAGGAAATGCAATCAGTGAAATAGCCGTAGTCGTCGTTACTGGTGTTGAGTTCCAAGGCTTGTCAGGGTCTGGTACTACGCGTGTATTTTCCAGCGTACCTGACGTGCCGTACTTCGGAATCAGACGATTGGCTATATCTCGATAGCGTGTGTAATCCATTATCCGCGTACTCCATACAGATTAATAGAAACAGCGTCAGGGTCCAATAGACCAGCTTTCTTAAGCAGTACTGTCACACCATCTAATCGAATAGCTGATTGAGTAGCACCGTCTTGATAGTTAGACGCATACTCTTCGCTGATACGACTAGCTGCGATAGTTACAGATTTAACCTGCGAAGTAGCCAGCTTGCCTTCAAGAAATTCAACGCCCTGAGCAAGCATTAAAGCTGCATATAGTGTAGCGCTTTTTACAGGATAAGGTACAATATCATCAGCGTAATTGTCTAAACCAGTACGCGGAAATTCTGAGTCAGCGTTAACCGCGACACCCCGAAAATAATACTCAGTATCGATGTAATCTTGCGCTTTGTTCAACAATGTTCGCGCATCATCAGCAGATACAACTACGCCGCGTTCAGCGGCGTAATCGATCAGTTCATCGGATGACGCGTATAAAATACGTGCCATAGAATCACCTATTAAGGTTTGCTTGTGGTAGACGTTGGAGGCGGAGGCGGCGCTGTCGGAGCAGTCGGAGCCTTAGCCGCGTCAGTCGGTTTTATTGCGGCGTCTGGCGCTGGGGCTGACGGTTCTTGCGTCGGCGCTCCTTGACTTCCTGATAAATCAGCAGTCCCGCCTTGAGCAACGACTTCGCTAGTTCCAGATGTTGAGGTGTTAACTTCATATTCAAATACCTGTGCGCCTACTGTTTGTGCCGCAGCGATATAAGTTGCAGGCACGTCACCCGCTACCGCGTCGAATGCTTCAATTAAGTCACGACTGTTGTTTACTACCTTACGGAAGTATACGTCGTAATCTTTGAAAGCTTCCGTGATAGCGACAGCTTGTTCTTGTGTTAAGTCTCGGCTATAGAAAAATAGCAAGACAGGGACTTTCTTTTTTAACGCCATTGTGCTTTCTCCTAATGGACCAGCGTAGTGCTGGCCCGTGTGTTATTACAGATCGTCACCAGCGCGAGCTTTAAGTGCAACGCCAGCTGTTGTTTTGTGGTTGTCCATAACTTGTGACCAGTTAAGAGACGATGCGATAGCAGCATCAGAAGCACTAGCGAATTTATTAGCTTCACCAGTTAACTGAGCAGCGTCGTACTTGTAACCCATAACGTCAAGCAGCACAGACCAGTTAGCTTGATATGTATGTTGAATGTTCTCTTGACCAGTAGTCGTGCCTTTCGCTTCTTCAAAGTCGTCAAGCTCTTTGATACGAATAGCATTTTGACGTAAGCCGAAAGTCCAGTAGTCTAGGTATTGGTCAGGAGCTACGCCGCCTTCTTGAGTTAAGTTAGGGTCATCAGAAGTGATAATTGTACGACCCTCAGCGTCACGGTACGCGTTAACAGTACCAAAACTGAACAGCTGATTAGCGTTGTTCAAGTTGTTGATAAGTAACTCAGTGCGCGCATTTGTAGGCATGATAAAAGTTTTTAACTGACTCGCAGCGTCACCAAACTTGTTAGCCGTTAAAGCTAAGTTAGTGTACGTAACTCCGCGTTTTGCTGGGTCAGTCGCAGCTGTAACGTCTCGAAGAGTAGCTGGGTTTGAACCAACAGTCGCTTTAAGTACCGAGAACACGCGTTTCAAGTACTCTTCGATACGTTGCGTAACTAACATGTCAGCGAATTTACGCGCAGCGATTGCAGGGTCGCGGTCAATCCAATACCAAATGTTTTTGCTTAAGTTAAGCAGTTCAGTGGTGAAAGCAAGACGAATAGCGTTATCCATTTTGTTTTCTAAGTTTTTAAGAACCAGCGGCGCATTACCGTTAGGATTACGACGACGAATCAAGTCAGGCGTATATGCAAATAAGTCCGATTGCACGATACCGCCAGCGATGTTATCATTACGTTCATTGTTAATGATAATCGCGTTGTTTGAACCTTCATTAACTAAGTTCAAGTTGTAATTGATTGTCTCCGCAAGCATCGTATGCAGATACTGGTAGAACAAGTTTAGTTTATCCATAGATAATAATCTCTCGTTGATTAAGCGTTGCCAGTAGCAGCACTAGGATGCATGGCCTCAGCGTAAGCCTTAGTCTCAGCGTCTGTCATTTTACCCCAGTTATAAACAACAGGTTTACCCGATGCATCAAGGCCCCAGTTAGCAGACGGTTGAGTTTGCGTACTGCCTACAGTAGTGCCGCCGTTGTTAAACTGCGGAGCACCAAACTGGTTTGGTTGTTGCTGCGGCTGTTGATTAGTAGGTAACGTAACAGACGACTGTGGCTGTGTCAGCATAGCAGAATAGGCAGGGTTTTTGCAATAAGAATCACTAAGCTGTTCAAGGGTCACAGCCTCGCCTTTCTCGTTCATAAATGTTTCAACCAGCTCACCTTTTTCGTTGTACTCAAGTTTTACACGGCTCTCGATAGCTGGCGCGAATAACTCTGGATTTTTAAACTTACTTGCAATTTCGTTGACAATGGCTGTCTTACGTGCTGTAAGCGCTGTTTCTTGCATTTTAGACACGCGCTCATTAGCTGCTTTTAGGTCAGCTGAGTATTTAGCTTCTGCTGTTTGTTCTGCGGTAGCAATTTTAGCTTCGGCAGCTTGTGCGCGTGTCTCAGCCTTAAGCTGAGCATTAAGCGCTGTTGACGCCTGATTACGTAGCGTTTCCATTTCAGGCGTATCACCTTTAATGTCAAGTACGTACTCTTCGCCTTTCGACGCGTAGTGTTCTTGTACTTCTGGCGGTAATGAATTAAATAATGCTTTTGAAATTCGAGCTAATAACATGTCTGTTACTCCGTCTTAGGTTTTGGCTGAGTTGTTGGTTTTGTGCGATTGTCTGCACCAGCTACGGCAGGCGGTTTGCCCACATTAGCGACTTTCTCTCTGAATGGCAGTTCGGCCTCAATGTCTTTGAGCGACTTCTCATCATCATCTAGCGTGTCGTCGTACATACGTAGTACACGGCGTGCTTCTTTACGTGAGCGAACACCTTGTTGCCACTCTTCAATGCATAAGCGTCGATGCTCCGCGCTTGTTGAGATTATACCGAACTCAGTGTTCAATGCAATAGAGTTCTGCTCAAATCCATCGCCATAATATTGACCTAACAGCTTCATAGCTGCCGTCAACGCGCTGGCGGTGTTCGCTGCGATATGGCCTAAAATAGAATGGTATGACTCAGCTTCGATGTTGCTTTCAGTTGCTGTACGACGAACTTGACGCTGCTCAATAAGGCGCGCGCCGACAGCGACCATCATTTCTTCTTTCTTGTCAAGCGCTTCTTTTGCAGTACTGTTAGCTTGAGCTTGCAGTAAAGCAGCACTAGCATTTTTACCGAGCGGCAGCGGAGCACGTACACCAAAACCAAGCTTGTTTTGAATATTCTTTTCGTACCAACTTTGTTCTAATCCTGTAATCACAAGTGTAACCTGACCAGCTACGTATACATGCTCTTCATAGTCAGCGCTGTTGATGTAGTGTGAGATATTAAGTGCAGATAGCTCATCAAGAGGTGGATTATCGACACTCAGCGTATTAGAATCAGAACCGACAGGATATACAGGCAGGTGACGCAAATGCACTCCGCGAATAACGATAGGCTGCCAGCCTGACCAGTGATCGTTATTTTGTGTAGACGATAAGAAGCGCACATAAGCTAGGCCGCGCGAGTCAAGGCGATACTGCATAAGTAACGCAATTTGCTCAGGCGTGATACCATCTTTACTCATTACCGACGTGTATGTACGCAGTAATACAGATTCGATATTGCGCCCTAATTCATCGACAATGCCGTATGGAAGCTCAGTCCATGTGAGAATATTCTCAGCCTCGATGAAATCAAGCATAGGCTGTTCACGATTGCCAGCGCCTACGACAATTGCCCCGCGCCCCATCGCTACAATTTCACGTAGCATATAGTTAGCGAAAGCTTCGAGGTTATGACCTTGCACACCGATACAGTTAATGACTTTATCAGGCAAGTTACCTTGTACGATGTTCGGCTTGCGTACAAACACCTGCCCAACTAAGCCTTGTTGCGTACGTTTCGTCACAGGTACGAAAACAGCGCGATGGTGGTACTTCTTATAGCGCGCTTCTCGTAAGTCAGGCGCTTCTCGCAGCTCCGATGGGTCAGGTAAATAAATCTGGCCCTTATCTTTGACGCGATTGTGTAAGCAGTCACGTATCCGTACATACGTCGGCATCATCTGCATTAAGTCAGGATGCTGGTATATATTACCGAACGTACGTGATACTGCTGAAAATGTAAAATGAGTCAAGAACATATAGTCTATCCTACCATAGCAGTTAAATCTTTAGCGATAGTGTTACTAGCGCGCAATACAGCATAACGCGTAGCATCGTACATGTGGTCCTCAGCCTCAGTATCTACGTCGTCAGGGTCTTTAGGGTCTGGCGGTAATGTAGGCACTAAATCCACAAAGTTTTTGTTTCGGCGCATAACGTAAAATGCTGGTCTACCGTTACCATGCAGTGATGCTAACATGCGCTCGATAAGTAAGGCTAGACCATTTTTACGGCTTCCTTGTGACTTATCTGCTCTATACCATTCTATGCCCTCTTGTTCGAACCATTCAGCGATTGTCGGGTCGTCGTCGTTGATCTTGTTGAAGATCTGCCCGTCAGCGTCGCCTTTGTCAATAGTAGCGTTAGGATGTATATAATAGTTGTCATACATTTTCTGTACGCGTTCTTTCATCCCCTCAGCAATTGCAGTTGCGCCAATCTTAAGGCCGCCGCCGTCACCGTCAGAACCGTACCACTCGTCAATAAGAATTAATGTACCAGCAGGGAAGTTGACAAGCTCCCAGCTACCGTCAGCATGTGGTATCCATACGTCTTCACCATTAGCAATCGCCCACCAGCATACAGCAAACGGCGCGCTTGACCCCCAGTCCATCGTAGGGAATATCTCCCAATTCGCAGGTACAGTGAAGTTATCAATAATGTGTATATCGTCGTCCCAACACTCTTCAAACGTACCGCCGCTCGCAACGTCCCAGCGTCCTTCTAGCCATGCAGCACGTTTGTTTTTGTTTGTGATGTTACCAAGCGTAGCAATATATTGGTCAGGCAGTTTACTGTTTTCTTTATAGTGTCCGAACACAGCAACGCGTGTTGTAGTGTACTCAATTTCTTTGTCTTCACGTGCTGAGTAAATCAATTGTGTAGCGCGTTGTATTTGTCCGTAACGATAGCCGTCAATGAAGCGACGTTTAACCCAGCCACGACCAGCGCCGTAAGGGTTCGTTGTTGAGAAAATTTGAAGCGGTAACTGCCCACACAGTAAACGGCCTTCTGCGTCTCTTATGCCGTCAACTTCTGGTACGAACGATGTACGATTACACGACATCATCGCCTCGTAGCAGTCTTTGTTAGGATACTTAGTTAATTCGTTCCAGCCAATGAAAGGATACTCTTGACCGTGATAGTCGTCATAGTCTTCAAGGTTTTCCATCTTACGAATAAGCAGCTCTTCACCAGTAGAGAAAACCCATTTATAGTCAGCTTTGTTCGAGTACCATTTAGCTGAGTCGCCGTACAGCTTCTTAAACCAGCGTTTTGTACGTGCGACGATATCGTCAAGGTTTTTATAGCGTCGGTCAAAGATGATGCCGCGATAGTATTCGCCGTAACCTTGACCGACGTTCTTTGCGAATACCATGATCTGCACGTCAGTCTTTCCGCATCCACGCGTACCACAGTACAGTGTTTCATGTGCAGGTGAACTGACAGCCAGCTCTTGTGAAGTTTTGGCAAGCGGCTGCCATATAATGTTAGGTTGACTACTCATTAATCACCCGCGCCTCAGCTTGTAAGTTTTGTTGGTGAGACACGGCGCTTTGTTCCCAAGCGTTCATAGGTTGATTCGCAGGTACAGCAATGACGTTATTTTGGATAGCGATAGTTGGTCCGTTCTCAACGGTCCAGCCTTTCAGCTTAGCAAAGAACTGTGCAGTTTTGAGCCACAGTTCACCTTCAAAACCGTTCATCTTATCTTGAACAGCGGACATGAATTGTTCTTTAGTATATGACTTATCAAGCTCAGTCATATTCTTTTTAATTCGCATAAGCAGCGCGTTAAATTCAGAACTATCAGCGAACTGCATTAACTCAGCAACTTTAGCGAAGTCACCGTCACAAGCACGCACAGCGTGTCCATAACGGTCATGTGGATTACGGACAATCTCATGAGCGAACTGCGCTAACAATTCGTCACTAAATTGTGATGAGGCTTGGAATAGCATTGGTTCGTGCATAATCAATACCCATAAAAATAGGAGCTTAGTAGCTCCTATCTTACATAGATCATGTCGTTATTTCAACAAGATTACACCTGTTGTTGAACGCCTTCATAGCCAGTCACAGGAGTAAGCTGTGGTTGAGCTGACAATGACTCAGCAGTTGCTGCTTGTTCAGTGCCTTTTTTCTTAGAAGGCGATTTACGAGCAGGCGCTGTGGTCTTGTTCATAGCGAATACACGTACACCGTCACCTTGTGGGTCAGTACCAGCTTTTACTTGCTGCGCACGGAAAGTTACGCCGTGTGAAGCTTCATATTTAGCGATATAACGAGCAAGCATGCCAGACATGTTCTTAACTTGTTTACCGACAATATGGAATGACGGCAAGTATTCGTCGTTATTGATGTTTTCTGGCTTCGCTTTAAGATCAGCGATAGCAGCAAACGGGTATTTGTCTTCACGCACTGTAGCACGCTTAAGGTTAGCAGTGTTTGGAGCACGTTTAACGAATTGAACACCTGTTTCAATAGCGAATGTATCTTCACCAAGAGTAACAGTATCAACTACAGCATGGTCAGCACCACCGATAACAGTATCACCAGCAGCGGCAGCCGCAGCAGCAACTTGAGTGTCACCAAATACAGGTTGAGCAGTCGCTTGAAGAACAGCAGTATTATCAGGCGTTGCAGGTGTAGGAATTTGAGTCACAGTATTTTCCAAAGTAGTGATTGGGGCTGTTTCTACTGCTACATTTTCTAAAGTAGTAACAGGAGCTGGAGCAGGAGCTGGAGCAGGTGCAGCGTCAGCGTTTAATGCTGCGTCAACTTGATCTTGAGTTACGCCAGCAACAGCAGTCGCAGACCAGTTACCTTCGCCGTCTTTTTTACGCTTGTCTAATTTTAAGAAGCCGCGCTCAACTAAGTCATGAGTTTCAGGGTAGTCACCTACAAAAATGTGAGTACCAGATAAAGTCGCAGCTAATGCTTGAGCGAAGATTTGAGATTGCCATTGTTTGTTCATTTCGTTTACTCCGAGAGTTTGTGTTTTGTCTTGGTGAAGCTGACTTTATCGTAAGTCAGCGAACGTGTCAACAGTTTAAATAAAATTTTTAAGATTAAATACGAGCAGCGCGCCGACAATGATGCCAGTCATTATCCAAGCAGCCAGTAACCAGCTGTTTAAACGTAAAAGTTTGTTAAGCTTGTTCTCAGTCGCAGTAACGCGATTCATCATCGAAGTTATCGCTACTTGTGATGAGGCGATAGCCGATGCATTAATATCAATCAGTACATATAGCTTTTCCAGCGTCAGCGGAAAATCCTCTTCCTTTATCTTATGGTATGGACCTTCGCGCAATGACCAGACTGTTAATTTCTGTAGCGCTGCTGATGGAGTATTGTTATTCGCCGCTTCTTTTTGCGCTCGGTCCTCAGCTTCCATACGGTCAAGTTCCTCAGCCGTCGGTCCATCATAACCTTTATTCATGTCATCTATATAGTTAGGATCGGTCGGCTCGTCATCCGTAACAGACTTAAAGATATTAACCTCAGCTATTCTAGGAATTTGTGCTATTGGAATTGGCATGGTAGTGCCTGTGCTACGCCAGATAAATTCTGTACGGTCAGCTACGGAAATAAGTGTAGTACCAGTCAACCAACGCCCAGTCAGTGAGCTATCGCTGCGTCGTCTCTTATCATCTTTACCGTCCATAAAAAACTTGACGCTGATTTCGACAAGCAGCTCGAACCAGTGCTCATCTATAGCAAAATCTTCATAATTTACGCGAGCAGGCTGCTTTATCCAGTTAAAACGGCGCAGTATCGCTATAAGCAGTTCTTCGGACGCTTTACCTTTTAAGAACTCAGTTATTTTATCACGTCGCTCGTAGTTATTACGATACTCAATAGCTAGGCGTCGTCTGGTCGGAAAAATAAGCTCCCCAAACGCGAACACTTCACGCAACACCAAAATAGTGTCAAGCAAATTTCGATACCAAGGTGTTACGTCTTTTGTAAAATAGATAAGAGTACCGCCAGTCACTTGAGTATCAGCTGACAAGTCAACAAATAAGTGACTGATAGGCAGTCTGTGGTCTTGCGGCAAATAAGGCACGCAATGGTTTGAAGTAATCATATTAATTATCCTAAGCGTTGGTTTGGTTTAGCATCTAATAGTTCGTGATAATCTTTCGCGCTTAAGCGTTCCGTAATAGAGCGCTCAGCAATCTTAGCGTCAGCGTGGACCGTGTACTGCGTCAAAAATTTACGCATTAGGCCCTGTTTATAAGTCACCATGAACGTTTTCATTTCACGCAGCAAACGACCTTGGTAAAATTCGTAAATCTGATCTTCACGCGCCGTCGGGTGTGTAGATACAAATCGAGCGCACTGGTCCATATACCATAAATGGCATACGTCGTCTAAGCTTATGTCAGCGTAATACTCAAATTGGAACCACATGTGAATTTTGCCAGCGATAGTGAACGCATCTTCAATATCTTTAGCGTCATACAAAAGGTAGTCACCGACGTTCTCTAAGTGACGCTCAAGTCGATTAAAACCAGTAATGCCGATATCTTCATCAAGCATACGATTAGCGATAATACGAATGTCAGGCAACGGCGGAACATATAAGCCAGCGTATTCGCCATGCGATTGAACAGGACGTTGAAATTTTTTCATGATTTTTTCTCGCTTGTCATTAAAAAGTGATGCATGCCCACACTAGAGGCTTCTGTGTGATCGTCGTTTGGGTTGATATCCCGTCCACGATGTTTATGACCAGTCGCGGGGTCTGTATGAGTAATAACTACTTTGCGTAGTGTAGCTACTTGATGCTCCGCGTCTTTAACTCCCTCGTCGAATGGTTCGTATCCTTTAAATAGACCTTTAAGCGTGTCGATATGCTTTTGTAGTATATCCGCTGAGTCGTCTACTTTCTTTTGCTCTAAATAAGTACGAGCATGTAATGGAATAAAACCATTGTACTTGTGGGCATGTTCTTTAACGAACAGCCTATAGTACTCAGTCGTTGAAGTAAGCGGTTGTATAGCAGCTTCTATGGCTGCCATATTGTAAGCATGCAAATCAGGTATAGCGTAATGCTTGCACACATACGTTAAACGAGCATAAGTATTAAGTGACATTATGTTCGCCTCAGACATTAAGTCTTCAAGTGAACGCTCGATAGGCAGCATAGTCTCAGTATATTTAGCAGCCAGTGTGAAGAACTGTTGTAATAGCTCTTCCTCTTTCTTAGTCAGTCTGTGCATTGTCAGCATCCTTATCAAAGTAAGTACGACCAGCATACCGATAGTCAGTCAACCTGTCAATTATTTTTCTGAGATTTTTTTGAGAATATAGAAGGGGCTGCTCCGCGCGCCGATACACCCCCACCCCCTATGCTATACCCCCTTCTTAAACCTCAGTGCATGGGGGCAGGCCCTTGTTATCTGCCAGCTTCTCAGCCTGTCAAGCACACGCGTCATTCATCAAATAAATATATAAAAATATATGAACTCAGTGTGTATTCATAACTCATTGATATACATACATATATGTGTAGCAGTTCGGATAACGTATATTATGTTAAATACGTGTAATTACATTGTGCAGTGTACATAAAAATAAACCCCGCATAAGCGGGGTGTGTAAGGGTTAAACTCTCAGTATATCGACCATGCGAATATAATAATAAACAGTATTAGAGCAGGCATTTTATTCTCCTTTCAACAACGTTTCTAGATGTTCAATCTCAGCTACGCACATCTCAGCGTCAGCGCCTTCGCCTAGTTGCTTAAGCTCATCCTTAAGATCAGCAATACGCGTCTCTATTAACTTCTTATATACATCATCTAAGCTTTGCATATCAGTACCTCACGCAATCACAGCCCAAGCCTTCATCTTATTCAGTTCCGCAGCGATATCAGCTCGCAAACGCACTGTATAATTACCGCTTGCTTGACGCTCAAAGCTAAGCAACTCAGCGTCGTTAAACATGGTGAACACTTCACAAGCCTTATTTGTGTTACGCCATGCTGTATAGAACTGCTGATATGTGAAATCTAGCCCCGCAGCCATAGCAACAGCATAGTGCAAGTTCGCTATACGGTAATCACTATCAGACGCGTATGTACCAACGTGAAACGTAAATTTCTTAGCAAACACTTGCTTATTACCAATTACATAGCGCATCTCGTTTAACATCATCGAAATTAAGCGTGGTGTATCAGCTAACCACTCGTTAAAAAACTCCTCAGCGCGTTGTACAGTGAAGTCTTCCATATCAGATAAGCTTATCCCGTCATGGCGTCTATCATTGTGCAAGTCTGAATACACAAGCGTCTTAACTGCTTGCTGCGCTTTTCGGTCGTTATAGTGGTAACGATAGCCAAAATTATTATTCCAAAGCCACTCTTGCCAAGCACGCGCATGTATACGACGATACGCCGCCATAAGTGTTCGATTATCCATCGCACGCACATCATAATGTGCATCACCCAAAACCGCACTTAAATGGTCGCTATTCATATCTTTTAAGATAGCGAACGCTTGTGTAAAAGCTTTAATATCTTTAGCAACTTGCTCAGCCAATTGAGTAGCAGCGATAGTGTTAAATTTATTCATGGTCAGTATCCTTTAATAAGTCATCATTAATTTGTTTTACATGCAACGTATAAGCAGTTGCCAAGCCGTTTATTACAAGTGCGAACAAGAAAGCGCTCGCAGCTACATCTATACTATTTGACGCAGCGTATGCACAATAACCAATCGCCAGCGTATTAAGTAGACATAGCGCACACAGTAGATAAGTCATTGCGTTTCACTCCGTCTTTCGATAACTCCATATTAGCAAAATCAGCGTAACATACAAACGGTAAAAATCGATAATCAGCGTACCAATCATCGTCAAAACAAATCCAATGAAAACAAGCACTTACGTCATATTTTCAGCTACTCAGCGTATTAGAAACATACTCAGTTTTCCAGCTGTCAGCGTATATCTAAAAATAGCCCCTTTAAGGACTAAAGTTACCTTTAAGGGGCAAAATTACCCCTAAGCCAGCGCCGTCTTAAGGCCCAAAGTTACCTCAAGCTCGGCAAATTTAAGAAAATGACCTCAAATGGCATAAAAATACCCCCGTATTTCGCAAAAAATCGGGGGTTAGAGACGTTTTAAGGGCTAAAGTGGTAGAACCCTACCTGAAAAAGTGAGAAGGGTCAAAAATCGCAGGAAAATCGCCTCTAATATGCAATGCATATCTCAAAGCAAACAACTCACGATTAGGCATGAACAAATAATCATCCACAAGCTGAACACCGAGACGCCAATCATCAATAACTGCGCAGAAATTATGTACTTGACTGAGCATACCGATACGGCGTTTCTGATGCGGACTAAGCTCACCGTCTTTGGGGCGCTTCATTTCAATATATAACGCTGCGAAGCCTTGACTCGGTATAGGTAAACACAAGTCTGGTGTACCTTTCTTTGTTCCGAGCGCTGCCATTCTAGCGCCTTCTTTCTTTGCCTCGACTGGGTCACTGCCTCGACTGCCGCCGTTTGGTACGTGATAGATCAAATCTACTTGAGGCATGCGTGGACGGATAACTAACGCTATCTCATTTAACAATGCACGCTGTAATGCGTCCTCTGAGCCTGACTTAGCAAGCTGCTCTGATGTAATAGCCATGACTGACTAAACCTCGCTGTCTAAAAATTAATTCTAGGCTAAAGGAATTTTTCAACTAAAGCAACCTATACACCCCCTGCCCACACTGGCCCGCCGTTTTACCCTGCTTTTACGCTGTTTTCCCGACAAACTGACCATAAAAGCCAGCCCAAAACACCTAAGTCATTGAGTATGAACATAATAATAAAAATAATAAGTCAAAAATCAGCATAATAACTGAAAATGGCCTAAATAATAA